AAAAAAATGGCAGCCAGTCCTAGAGCATTCTGATCTACCAAAGATCACGGATTCTTACAGACGTGCCGTTACAGCTACTATCTTGGAAAACCAAGAAAGAGCACAAAAAGAAGACGCTGCATTCTTATCAGAAGCAGCTCCTACTAACGCAACAGGTTCTTCTATCGCTAATTGGGATCCAATTTTAATCTCATTAGTAAGAAGAGCTATGCCAAATCTTATCGCTTACGATATTGCTGGTGTACAACCTATGACAGGTCCAACTGGTCTTATCTTCGCAATGAGAAGTAGATACACTTCACAAACTGGTGCTGAAGCAATGTTTGACGAAGCTGACACTGAATTTTCAAGCAGAAACGCTGCTGGAGATTCAACTGAAGGCCAAACTCCAGACGCTGCTCAAGCCGGTTCAAACCCTGCAATCTTAAACGACTCACCTGCTGGTGCATACAACAAATTTGAAGGTATGACAACAGCCACTGCTGAGGCGTTAGGAGACTCTGCGAACAACGCATTTGCTGAAATGGCTTTCTCAATTGAGAAATCTACAGTAACTGCTAGATCAAGAGCTCTTAAAGCAGAATACACTATGGAATTAGCTCAAGACCTTAAAGCTATCCACGGTTTAGATGCTGAGACAGAACTTGCAAACATTCTATCTGCTGAGATCCTTGCGGAAATCAACAGAGAAGTTGTAAGAACTATCTACATCAACGCTGAAAAAGGTGCATCTGCAAACACAGGTACAATCAACACAACTACTGAAGGTATCTTTGATTTAGATACTGACTCAAATGGTAGATGGTCTGTTGAGAGATTCAAAGGCTTAATGTTCCAAGTGGAAAGAGAAGCTAATGCAATCGCTCAAAGAACAAGAAGAGGAAAAGGAAATATCCTTATCACTTCTTCTGATGTTGCTTCAGCATTACAAATGGCTGGTGTATTAGATTACACACCTGCACTTAACAATAATCTAAACGTTGACGATACTGGTAATACTTTTGCTGGTGTATTAAACGGTAGATTTAAAGTGTACATTGATCCATATAGTGCAAACAGTTCTGCAAGTCAATACTTTGTAGTAGGTTATAAAGGTACTTCACCTTATGACGCTGGTATGTTCTATTGTCCATATGTACCACTACAAATGGTAAGAGCAGTTGGCCAAGACACGTTCCAACCAAAAATTGGTTTCAAAACTAGATATGGTCTAGTTGCAAACCCATTCGCAGAAACAGGTGCCGCTTCAGGTGCAGTAACTGCAGTGAACGATGCTGGTAACGCAAACTCAAACAGATACTACAGAAGAGTTAAAGTTGCAAACTTAATGTAATCTGTATTACATATCTTAAAAAAGGCGGGGCCTCAAAACCTCGCCTTTTTTGTATCTACTAAATAACACTATGAAGAAAATTCTAATTCAATACCTATACATATTTGTCATAACACTTATTATGTTATGTGTGTTTATATCAGTAAACGCATGCGAAGTGGAAGAAGTAAAAGATGAAACATTACCAATATGTGAAGAATACCAAGTATCAACAGAAGATGACCCTTGTAAAAAAGAATATCAACCTACAATGAATGAAATAAGTGATGCTTTAGAGAAACTTGGTGAGTCAGGAACGCTTCCTAAATAACATATAAATAATAGTATGACTGTTACAAACTCTTTATCACGTCAACCAACAAAACTAGATTATGCGTCACCAACGCAGTTTAAGTTTAGTATTATTAAACTACCAAAAGTAGAATATTTTTGTACTGCTGTAAATATACCTGGTATCACACTAGGTGGCGCTGTATCGCAAGTTACACCATTAAAAGATGTACCTTTACCTGGTGATAAGTTAACTTACGAGCCATTACAAATGACTTTTTTAGTAGATGAAAATTTAGAGAACTTTCAGGAGATACATGGTTGGTTAGTTGGTTTAGGTTTTCCACGTGACTATTCAGAGTTTCAAAATCTAGTTTCATCTGGTAATGATAGATTTCCAGCAAAAACAACACAATCTAGTACAGAGATAGGTAAAGTTAAATATGGCGCTGCGAATGCTGGCGGTACATATTCAGATGCTACTTTGACGGTATTATCGAGTAAAAATAATTCTCAAATTGAAGTAAGATTTAGAGATGTTTATCCAACAGGTTTAACAGGATTACAATATAATCAACAAGCCGCTGATGTTGATTATTTAACAGCGACAGTATCATTTAATTATTTGATATACGATTTTGCGACAACTGGCGCATCAACAACTAGTGTAACCACATCATAGTCTTTACTTTTTAAGGTTTTTGTGATATACTATATAGAATGGAGTTATTATGACATTAGAAGAATTACAAATACAGGCTGATAAAGACCTTAAAATAAATGATACTGAACTAGATTTAGAATCATTAAAAACACCTCAATTACATAATCAATATTTAAAACACTTAACAAAGTATAAGTTAATGTTAAGTAGAAGTGAAACTGAATACAATATAATGAAAAGAGAAAAATGGGAATACTATACAGGTAAAGCAGATCCTAGCGTTTACGCAGAAAAACCATTTTCACTTAAATTACTTAAAACAGATGTTGACAAATATTTAGAATCAGATATTGATTTACAAAAATTAAAACAAAAAGTAGATTACATACAAACAACAGTAGATTTTTTGGACAGAACAATTAGACAAATTTCAAATCGTGGTTTCACAATTAAAAATGCAATTGACTGGAGAAAGTTTACTAGTGGTGCAATTTAATATCAATGACCACAACCCGATACATTATCATAGATAAAGTCAACGAAGTTTACCTTAAAATAGAAGCAGACGCTGATATTCGTAGAGAGATTGGTGAGTTTTTTACGTTTGAAGTACCTGGTTATAAGTTTATGCCTCAATATCGTAATCGAGTTTGGGACGGAAAGATAAGATTATTTAATTACGCCAGTGGTAAGATTTATGCTGGGTTATATCCTTATATTAAGAAATGGTGTGAAGACAATAATGTACAAGTTGTTGATGGAACTAAAATACAAGATACAAAAGTTGATGATGTTAAATTAGACAATCTAATTAAGGCTCTTAAATTACCACACGAAGTTAGAGATTATCAAAGAGAAGCTTTTAAGTATTCTGTACAAAAAGATAGATGTTTACTTGTATCGCCTACAGCATCTGGTAAATCTCTTATAATCTATCTTATGTTGATATTTAATCTATTACGACTGAAAGATACTAAACAAGACAAAATCCTGATTATAGTACCCACTACATCGCTTGTAGAACAATTATTTAAAGACTTTAAAGACTATGGTTATAATAGTGAAAGAAATGTACATAAGATATATTCTGGCCACGAAAAAGAAACAAACAAAAGAGTTATAATATCTACTTGGCAATCTGTATATAACTTACCCAAAAAATGGTTTGAACAATTTGGTATGATTATTGGTGATGAAGCACATTTGTTTAAAGCCGTTTCATTAACTAAACTAATGACTAAATTAGAAAAATGTAAATATAGAATTGGTTTGACAGGTACACTAGATGGTACAAAAACACATAAGTTAGTATTAGAAGGTTTGTTTGGTACAGTCAATAAAGTAGTATCTACAAGTGAACTTCAACAAAAGAAACAACTAGCAGATTTAAAAATTTTGTGTTTAGTATTACAACACGATCAAACTGCTCGACATTTTTTAAAAGATAAATCGTACCAAGAAGAAATGGATTATTTGGTTTCTAACGAAAAAAGAAATAAATATATAAGGAATCTATGTCTTTCTTTACAAGGCAATTCTTTATGCTTATTTCAATACGTTGAAAAACACGGTGAGATTCTTAAAGAACTAATCGAAGATAAAGCACAAGATAGAAAAGTGTTTTATGTACACGGAGGTGTAGATGCTGATGTTAGAGAAGATATTAGAGCTATTACGGAGAAGTCCGATAACGCTATCATTATTGCTTCTTATGGTGTCTTTTCCACTGGGATTAATATTAGGAATCTTCACAACATTATTTTCGCTTCCCCTAGCAAATCTCGTATTAGAAATTTACAATCTATTGGTCGTGGCCTTAGGTTAAAAGATGACAACTCATCTGCAACTTTATATGATATTGCTGATGATATATCATACAATGATAAAACAAATTACACGCTTCAACATTTTAAAGAAAGAATAAATATATACAATGAAGAAGATTTTAATTATGAAATCCATAACGTGGAGTTAACCAATGACAAAACAAGAAGTTAGTATTATAAAGATTATTAAACTAGTCAATGGTGACGACATAGTTTGTATCTTACCTAAAGAACAATTAGCAGAGAAATCACCTTTGTTAAGAGTATCAAAACCACTACAAGTAAAATACGTTCCACAACTTACTCCACAAGGTATAAAAGATTATGTGGCTTTAATAAAATGGACTGGTTATTCTAAAGATCAGATTGTAACTATTGCAAAAGATAAAATAATGACAATCACAAATGCCACCGACTCAATGACAAAGAGCTATCACCATATTGTAAAAGATTATGATAAAGAAAATCTTAAATCGCTTGATAACACAAAGTATCAAAAAGAAAGATTAAGTGACGAAGTAAATAGTGAAATAAATGATATATTTGATGAGTATGAAGATGAGGAGTTTGATGGTACTTATAAAAAGACTCTACACTAACTTATAGTATCCTCTATTAACGCTCAACACGCTTCATTATATACAGATTTTTGTAAAAGTCAATACTGATTTGAAAATATATGAAAAAAAGTGAATGGAAAATAACTGTTACTTATGGCACCAGAGAAAGCGGTAAATGGTGTTACAAGAACTACATATTCGTAGGTACACAATATCAACTTACAAAAACAATAGAAAATCATTATAAGAAACCAGATAAAGATTACGGAAAAGTGGAAGCTGTTGAAGTAGAATTAATTAAGGATTAATTGGCTTAAAACATTGACATTTTGAAAGGAATATAGTATATTATAATTATGGCAGCAAAAAAAGAACATTACGTAAATAACAAAGAATTTTTAGAGGCAATGAAAGCCTATAAAAAAGAAGTAAATAAAGCGAAGAAAGAAAAACGAGAAAAGCCACCAGTGACTGATTACATTGGTAGTTGTTTTTTAAAGATTGCAAATCACTTATCTTATAGACCTAACTTTATCAACTATACTTTTAAAGATGATATGATTAGTGATGGTATTGAAAACTGTTTACAATATTTGGACAATTTCAATCCAGCAAAATCTAACAACCCTTTTGCTTACTTTACACAAATTATCTATTATGCATTTATAAGAAGAATACAAAAAGAAAAGAAACAAACCACAATCAAACATAAGTTAATTATGGATAATAACTATGATGATGTAGCACTTCAACCAGGTGATGATAGCGAATTTAAAAATCAGTTTAGGGAATTTTTACAAAAAAATGTAAGAATGGAAGAACCAGTAAAAAAAGTTTCTAAAGTAAAAAAGAAAAAAAAGAAAAGTAATCCTACTCTAAACTTTTTTGTTTAATTATGAAAATAGCGTTATTGAATGACACACACTTCGGTGCGAGAAACGATAGTCCAGCATTTTTGGATTATTTTATGCGTTTCTATAATGAGATATTTTTTCCATATCTAAAAGAACATAATATAAAAACATTTGTTCATTTAGGTGATGTGGTTGATAGAAGAAAATTTATCAACTTTAAAACAGCACATACCTTTAGACAAAAGTTTATGAAAAGATTATGGGAAGAAGATATTGATACCCATATCATATTAGGTAACCACGACACTTATTATAAAAACACAAACGAAGTAAATGCAATTACAGAATTGTGTACGACCTATGATGGTAAACACGAGCCTTGGATTTATGATAAAGCTCAAACTGTCAATCTTGGCGGACTTGATATTCTTTTTATACCTTGGATATGTGATGAAAATTATGAACACTCTATAAAAGAAATAGACACAACTAAAGCTCAAGTTGCGATGGGTCATTTAGAGATAAAAGGTTTTGAAATGCATAATGGTACTTTTAATAATCAAGGTTTGGATAAGTCAATGTTTAAACGATTTGAAAAAGTTATCTCTGGCCAC